TAACATGAAGTTAAGTGAAGCAGTATTAGTTCACATGAATCAAGAAGTTAACGCTACTTTAAAGAAAGACTTTATTGCTCATGCTGGATCTTATGGTATTGAGAATATCGATGTATTATTCCCAGAAGCAAAGAATTTAATGAACACTCCAGAATTTGACATGAGACAAACTGACTGGGTTAAAGATGTTCTTGCAGGAGTTCACAAAGTACCATTTGCTAGAATTAGAAGTATGTATGCTGATATTACTGAAGACGATGCTAGAGCTAAAGGTTATATCAAAGGTAACGAGAAGATTGAAGAAGTATTCCCAATCTTCAAAAGAACTACTGGTCCAACTACAATCTACAAGAGGCAAAAGCTTGACAGAGACGACATCGTTGATATCACAGATTTCAATGTTGTTATGTGGTTAAAAGCTGAGATGAGATTGATGTTAGATGAAGAAAGAGCTAGAGCTTACCTTATTGGTGATGGTAGATCAGCTGCATCTTTAGATAAGATTGATGAATTATCTATCAGACCTATCTACAAAGATGATTCTAAGTATTCTATCAAGGTTCAAATTCCAAATGCTGCAACTGGTTTACAAGAACTAGAAGCAATCAAAATAGCAAGAAAAGACTATAAAGGTACTGGTAACCCAAGCCTTTATACAACTGCTGCACAAGTTATCGACTGGACATTACTTAAAGATGGTAATGAGAACTATAGATTCAGAGATGCTTCTGAAGTAGCTAAGTTCTTAAATGTTAAGAAGATCATAGAAGTTGATCCAATGAATGGTATATCTAGAGACGTTGAAGGCGTTGATCATGCATTACTAGGTATTATTGTAAATCTTCAAGATTATACTTCTGGTGCAGATAAAGGCGGAAACATCGCATTATTTGACGATTTCGATATCGACTTCAACCAGTACAAGTACTTAATGGAAACTAGATGCTCTGGTGCTTTAACTAAGATTTATTCTGCACTAGTTGTTGAGAAATCTACAGTAGTTGTATAATAACTAAGGAGGTTCAAAATGCTTTTTTCTGGAAAAGTAGGATACATGTTATCCGTTGAAACAGAACCTGGCGTATGGACTAATGAGATAGTTGAAAAGTTTCATAAAGGCGAAGTAATTAGAAACTCTCGAAGATGGGAGCCTAACGAGGAGGTTAGTGACAATCTACAGATCACTAACCGAATCGAAATCGTTGCTAATAGCTTTGTGACTACAAACATGCATAACATGGTATACATTGAGTTGAATGGTGGTAAATGGAAGATTACAAAGGTTGATATTGCTAGACCTCGAATTGAAATTAGTTTGGGTGGTGTATATAATGGGTAGTAGGTTAGAACTTCACGCATTATTGTTAACAATAACAGATCATGTATATTACCAAGCCCCATCACAAGACCAAATGGAATACCCATGTATAGTGTATCATAAAGATGCATTTGAAATGCAGTACGCGAACAATCTGTTATATATTGGAACCAATCGTTATAGAGTACAAATAATTGACAAAAAACCTGATAGTGTTATTGTTCCGAAAATAATTGTATTGCCTTTAGTGGCGTTCGATGTTAAATATTCGGTCAAGAATCTAACACATGAGGTCTACACTTTATATTACTAGGAGGTAATAGAAATGACTAAACTTATTTTTGATGCAACCGGAGAAAAAACATACGAAACTGGTGTTAGCTCTGGAGTTCTTTATCCTATGGATAATGTTGGAGCATACCCACAAGGTTATGTATGGAATGGCTTAACTGCTGTTACAGAAAGTCCTACGGGCGCTGAAGCAACACCTTTATATGCTGATAACATTAAGTACCTAAACTTACTTGCAACTGAAGAGTTTGGTGCAACTGTTGAAGCATACACTTATCCAAAAGAATTTGAAGTATGTGACGGTTCTACAGAGCCAGCTACAGGTGTAACTAACGGTCAACAAGATAGACAATCATTTGGTATGGCATATAAAACTGTTAAAGGTAATGATGTTCTAGGTAACTCACTAGGATACAAGATCCACTTGGTATATGGCGCATTAGCGGCACCTTCAGAGAAAGGTTACCAAACAATTAATGATTCGCCTGAAGCAATCACGTTCTCTTGGGAACTTTCAACAACTCCTACGCCAGTAGATGGTCAAAAGCCTACTGCGACATTAGTTATTGATTCTGTGGATATTGATCCTACTAAGCTTGATGCTTTAGAGAAGATCTTATTCGGTGATACAGGTACTGAAGCAAGATTACCATTACCTAATGAGATTATTACATTAGTTAACGCAGCATAAGAAATTGATATAAAAAGGGCTTAGATAGCTAAGCCCTTTTTTTTAACTTAAAAACTTGGGAGGAATTACAATGATTAAAAAAACAATGACATGTAAAGATTTTAACAACGAGGACGCTAAAGAAACATTCCGATTCAACTTAACAGAAGCTGAAGTAACTGAGATGGACTTATCTCATGAGGGTGGTCTAGAGGCTATGATGAAGAAGCTTGCCGTAAGTAAAGACGTTAAAGTAATAATGCAAATATTCAAAGACATCATCCTATTATCATATGGTGAAATAGCACCTAATGGTAGAACATTCATTAAGAGTGAAGAGATGAGAACTGACTTTGAACAAACACAATATTACAGTGACTTGTTTATGGAATTAACTTTTGATGCGGAGAAAGCTGCAGAGTTTATTAATGGTATTGCACCAGCTCCTAGAAAGATCACAAACACAATGCCACAAAAGGCTATTGCTACTAAATAATAGAAGGAGATTTCCTTATGTTAACGATTGTAATACCTGGTGAAGAACAGTATGATGAAGAGAAGAACGAGGTTTACTATACTAAGGATGTTTGTATTAAGTTAGAGCATTCCTTAGTTTCACTTGCGAAGTGGGAATCAAAATGGGAGAAACCTTTCATGGACAAGAATCCCAAGACAGAAGAAGAAACTAACGATTATGTTCGATGTATGACATTAACTCAGAATGTAAAACTCGAAATATATAGTAAATTGTCTCAAGATAACTTAAAAGATGTTAGCGATTATATAGAAGCTGCTATGACAGCGACAACTTTTGCTGACGATAAGAAAAAAGCGAATAACGGTGTAATTACTGCCGAGATTATTTATTACTGGATGATAGCTTTAAATGTTCCTGTAGAGTTTCATAAGTGGCATTTAAATAGACTATTAGCTTTAATAAATGTATGTAATGTAAAGAGTCAACCCGAGAAGAAGATGACTCGAGCAGAAACAATGGCTCGAAATAGACAATTAAATAACGAACGTCTAGCTAAAAAGAATGCGAAAGGGTAATAATGAAAACTGGAATTGATCTATCTAAACACCAAGGCGACATAGATTGGAAAAAAGTTAAAGAAAGTGGAATAGACTTTGCTATCCTAAGAGTAGGTTATGCTCAACATTTAGATGAGAAATTCATGAAGAATGTCGAGGGTTGCTTAGTGAATGGTATAGAGATTAAAGGAATCTACTTATTCTCATATGCATTGAATGCTGATCAAGCCGTTGCAGAGGCAGACTTTGCCATTAAACAATTTAATGCGGCAGGACTACCTAAAAGTGTGACAATATTCTTCGACTTAGAGTATGCAACAGTTGAGTATGCTGAGAAAAAAGGTGTAACTATTGGTAAACCAGAATGTATAGCACATACAGTCGCGTTCTGTGAAAGATTAGAACTAAACGAGTATCTTGCAGGTGTATACTTTAACTTACACTATGCTAAAACAATGTATACTCCAGAAGTATTAGATCAATACATTAAATGGTTAGCTGATTGGACTGGAGCACCAGACATGGAAACACCATTCCACCAGTTTAGCTCAAAAGGTTCTGTAAACGGAATCTATGGTAATGTTGACATGAATTATTACTATGGTGAAGTAGAAGTAGAGCCGGAACCAGTTCCAACACCACCGATCGATGTAGATATTACAATATCAATTGATCAATTATCGATTCAAGTAATACAAGGTGCTTGGGGTGATGGTGAAGAACGTAAAGCTATGCTTAAAAAAGCTGGACATAATTATAATGAAGTGCAAATCAGAGTTAACAAGCTAATACAAATGGCGCGTAACACTATTGCTGGCAAGTATGGAAACGGTGAAGAACGCAAAGTTAAACTGGAAGCTAAAGGTTATGATTATGATACTATA